CAATACTTGGAAACTTCTCAGTACAACGCATTACCTTCTGGTGGTACAGTTGCAGTGGGTGTCGAAGCGATGAACCGTCGTCAAATCGAAACCTTCATTGCATCTGAAGCCATTGCCGAGAAGGAAGCGGTTGCTTTTGACATTACCAAAACTGCTGACGGGGATAAGATGATTCACGTTGTTAAGGCAGATTCAAATGATGCAGATCGAACTGCATTTGTTGGTATTGCTTTGGCTGCTGCTGCTGCTGCTGGTGACACTATTGACGTTTGTATTGCTGGCTTATGTCAAGCAAAAACAGATGGTAGTGTAACTAAAGGTTCTGCATTGTCATTGTTTACAGATCCTGGCGAGTTAAAAAACTATGCTGCCGGTGACGCCTTACCACCAGTTGCATATGCTTGCGCTGATGATGCGGCTGATGTTGCAACTGTGATTGTGATCAAGCAGTTCTAAGTTCGATTCTTTATCAAGCCGAAGGGGTGGGTGTTTCGCCCATCCCTTTTTTCGTATGGTGACCTATGGCAAATTTAAAAGCATTGAGACAGAAAGTTAAGAACATTACAGACTACAGTCCAGAACTGGCGCAGTTTAATGACCAGTTGGATGAACTGTTGAATGATGCGTACTACTGTATTTGGACAATGAAACGTTGGAACTTTAGTACAGAACTTAGCACCATGCGATTGCACACAGACATAACAACCAGTACAGATACAGAAAACAGTTCTGGTGCCAATATAACGGCGACTGTTACTAAGGGTGAGCGTCAAGTTGTGTTAAGTCATGACATAGACAGGTTGCACAATATGGATGTGTGGGAAGGTCAACCCATGGAAATAGACAACATGGAATACACCATTTCTAAATTGGTAAACATGAAGACTATATTGTTAGACAAACCATTTGAAGGCACCAGCACCGCCACTAACAAAGGGTGGAAGATTAAGAAGCGATGGTACGACCTACCAGAAAACTGTTTAGAACTACTATATTTGGGACACAGGGATTACCCCTACGTAAGTGTCAGTGGTTCACAGAACCCATACGGAAAGTCTACTGCCATCTTACCTAGACGAGAAGAGGATCTAGATTTAAGAGTAGATTACACTCAGTCCTACGCAGAAGCATACATTACTAGTCCTACACTGCACATTGAACCAGCAGAACAACTGGCAATATCAGAGATAGGTAGTCCGACTGGTGAGTTTCAATCAAATAAATACTATGAGTTTGCTTGGGCATTTATTAAAGATGGTAAGGTTGGGGCACTGTCTGAACCCACTATCTACAAAGTTATTGAAAACAACAAGACGTTAAAACTGTTGTTTACTGGATGGGATGACCTAGAGATTGTGGCAGACACTTACAACAACAAAGATCAAGAACCATCACAATGGGAAGGGTATCGCAAGGTGGTTTGTTGGAATAAAAACTTTGACCAGAATACAGGTGAGCGCAAAGGGTTGCCATGTTGGTTGTATGTAGTCAATGGTACCAACACCACATCTGGTACACGTAATGACCGTGATTACCTTCGACCAATTGTAGTTACGGACATCAACTCATTTGTCAATATTGTAAAGTTAAACCAACTAGACAATGGCTCTCCACGCTACATTGAGATTGATGGCAACCATCAGCAAATCAGACCGTACCCACGTCCAGTTGGGTATGACTTTGAGGTACCTCAAAAGAAGGCAGGGGACAACATTGAAGTGTACCATGATTATGTTCGTGAAATGATTATGCGATTTATGGTAAAACCAAAAGACCTGTTGTTGTCTACTGATGTACCACAGATGCCATATGAGTTTCATCAGCTTATTGTATACAAGGCATTGGAAGACATCTACTTAAAGTTGGGTCAGCAAGGGTTGGCGGCAACGTATGAAAAGAAATATATGAAGGAAATCAACGGATTGGCAAAGCGGTATGTGGACAAGATTGATCAACGTGTGGTGCGTGGTCAGTTTCATATGGCCCATGGTAGACCAACATACGATGGTACCACTCTAAGGAGACTTTCATGAAGCCACAACGGTTCAAACGTTATGTACCATGTGGAGGTATCAGTCAAGTATTGATGCCAAACATAGGGGACGCAAACATTGTCAACAACTGTAGATACGTATCTGAAGGTGGTTGGAAGGCAGATGTTGGGTTTGAGTCATGGTGGCATGCGCCTGCATCTTGGACTGTTACCAGTGCCATAGTTACAAAATACTTTACTGACAAAGTTGATGCCGTTTATCAATGGAAAAGACAAGGCACCAATGACATCTACACCTTTATTGAGCAGTCAGGGCGATTGTACTACGCTATTGGTAACAAAGGACAGGGTGCAACTTATACTGGTGCCTTCTATGAAAATGACTTGGTAACGATTGACAGTGACCGGTACATACCTAAGTTGGGCGATGTCGGTAGTCAGTTTGTGAACCTGGGACAACATCTGTTGATTATCAACGGACGGGACCGTGCAATACTGTTTAGTGGTGATCAAGTCTATCGAGATTTTGGTTTTGTATTGCAGACTCCAAGTTGTGACCCCTTAGATGTGGCTACTGAGTATCAGAACAATAAGGTGTTAACTGGTGGTGCTGCTGTTGCTTTTAATCCAGTTAGTCAATATGGTTTGGGATATATAGAGAAAGATTCAGATGGTGACCGTGTACAAACTCAATACACGTACAACTACAAAATGACAATGATTTCAGACTTGGGTGCTGAGTCACCATTGAGTGCTGCACAGAGTGTGTCATGGTCATTGCCTACAGGTAGCCCCAACAAACGATACGGTGTTGCGCTTGACTTGCCAATAGGTCAAGATGGTGTGGTGGCAAGACGCATTTACCGCACCAAAGAGATAGAAACCAACGGTGAGATTTACTACTTTGTGTCTCAACTTAATGAGAACTCAAGTCGGTTTTATATAGATGCTATGCCAGATCGATTCCTGGTTGATCAAGCCCCATCGTTTACGGCTAGTACACCTATCACTACAGATTGGAAGTTCGGTGAAGTATGGGACAATCGACTGTGGTTGGCAGCAGGTAGCCGTATTATTTATTCTGACAAGGGTATATTTGAGCAGTTTGGGGCGTTGGCATACTTTGATTTGGGCAACCAAACCGGTGGCGACATTACACAACTTGTAGCCTTTTATAATAATTTAATTGTATTCCGTGAAACCGCTATAAATATTATAAGTTTTGATACTGAAAGTTATAACATCAGCACCATCACTAACACGCTTGGCACAGTAGCCAGTAAGGCTGTTGTAGTCATACCCCAGTTAGGTGTTGTCTTTATAAACGAACAAGGTGTGTGGATGCTCTCAGGTGGCTTAAACGGTGGTGCATCGATAAGCATGCAGAAGATAAGCAAACCCATCGACAAACTGTTGCGTAGAGTCAATCGTTCAATGATGCATAAAGCAATCGCAGCATACTCATACCGGGAAAAGGAAGTGTGGATGCACCTTCCAACAGACGATTCGACTACACCTGATTATGGGTTTGTTTTACACTTGACTCCTCAGAATCCAATGTGGTCTATCCGTACTGACTTGGAGACACCAACCAACAGTTATTGGTCTGCAATGGCTACGACTGTCAATGGGTACTTCCTATTGGGCAACGACCCCAACTGGACACCGGCATTGGATGCAGAGACAAACAAGTTGGGTCCACTTCAAGTTATGAGTTCTAGTTCACATTGGGGCCAGGCCGGTAAGATTACTGCATTTGGTGACAACGTTACATTGGCAATCACAGACACAGCGCACAATGGTCATCAGTGGGAAAGTGCTTGGTACAACTCAAACGAGAACAGTGTCAAGGTGCGATACTATAGTGTAGAACTTCGCATCATGTCATATGGGGACAATGGGTTCGACTTCTTTTATGGGATTGACTACTCGTACACAGAGAGTACAACATCCACTCAGAAGCAGGCAAAGAGTGAAACGGTGTACACCATCAAAGAAGATGCTGTGTTTGGTCCAGCTGACCTGTCTGTAACCAAGGTGCCATTTACAGTGAACTCCAGTAAGATTGCAGAAGGTAGGTTGATCACATTGCGATACGATGTCAATACGGAACTGTGTGACCAGTTTAAGTTTGGTGTACGAACCACAAACTCTCAGCAGTGGCATCTTCTGTCGTTTAACATTCTGTCAGATTCTGTTGCCATGCCTGCACTTAACCAGTCTACAAAGGTGTCACGATGAAAGTATTTACACAGGTAGGACAAAAGGACCTTGACCAGGTCAAACCAGAAAACATAAATGACAATACACGGCAGGTTGTAGGTGAGTACAACGGTAAACTGGATGGTCAGAACTTTCCAGTGGCTACTGTAGATAAATTTAACCTAACACCA